AAACGTCAGCAGCAACAAGAAGAACGCTAAATTGCTGACAGAATGAGCAAACGCGCGGCGGTGTAGTGAATCCTGCCGCCTAACTGCGGTATACTGCGCTGGCGTCTCCTTAGTTAAATGGATATAGATATAAAAACAAAAAAGTAATTGATAAATTTATAATTTTAACCAACCAACCTCCCTAAAAAGTACACATAAATGTACACAGTAATTTTTCCTATTATGAAGAATAGTCATATTTTATAGCTTTTTTCGTACCTTTATTTGTTCTCTCTTTGATATAGTCTGTCACTCTTGTTCTAAACTTTTTTTATCAGTGGACGATAACCGAACTACGCCAAGTTGGTTTTGTACAGTTTAGATGTTGAGATTCCTAATCTAACTATGCAATCTGCATTGCTGACTTGTATGTGATTTGGAAAAATTTGAGAACTGTAAAGTATGGCTAAGCCTAAAATTGAAGATGTGACATTTTCCATAACTCCTGATGAGTTGATTGGTTACTTTAGGAAAATTCTCGACCCTATCGAGAGCGGGCAGGAACATGGATACCAGTGTATCTTCTGTAAATCTCATGAATGGTACATTCAGCCTTTTCCTGACACAGACGACAAACCGATGATTGTGTCACAGCCAATACCAAAATCAAAAAACCTTGCATCATGGTATTTCCCTGTTGGTTGCAAAAGCTGTGGTTTTACACTGTTTTTTGATGCAGCAAAAGTTACCCACGAGATTGAGCTTGAGAGAGATAAGGAGAAGAAAAATGATTAGCTTATGCGCAAATGATAATGCTTCTTACTATCGTTCTGACCTGACTTTATCTCAATCACTGCTTTTTGCATTCCCTAAAATTTCGTCTCTCACAAGGACTATGATGGCAGTGGACTGGGAAGAGCACGCGAAAATATTCTCTTTGGACAAAAATAATTACGAATTCGATTTTCAAACAATTGAAAACGCTTTCGAATGTGACTTTGTTGAAGTGCCAGACGAAATCGCCAGCGCGCAAGACTTCCGTAAATGGATTATGGAGATGAAGGTTGAATGAGAGTGGAAGTCGGGAAGAATCTCGTAAGGGAAATTCAGCATCTCGTTAAGACTAAAGTGATCGAGTTGGATCAAATCGATAAAGTTTACGGTTTCATTGATCATGTGAAGGCTAGCGGCCTTGCTGGCCTTGAAGGACGTAATAAAGACTCCTCGCATGTTCCTGCTAAAGCGAAAAATCGCGCAGAGAAAGTGGAAAAAGCTTTATCAAAAAAATGGTGGCACTATCATGTTGGGATTGACGTGTACAAGCCTAAAGGCACTTTTGGCGACCGCACTTCCAAGTATGTTTTACATTATGCTAATCACGGCCCACACTATATTCGAGTCGGGAAATTAGATAAGCATCCTCCGTTCCTGATTCCACATGATGATTGTTTGAAATTAAGATAAGTATTTATACTTCAGATAATTACACCTTGCCTACAAGCAGCCAAACGGCTGCTTTTGTTTTAAAAGCTCCTAAATGGGCAACCAGTCAGCATCATAAACGTCGAGCACTTCAAAGGTCACAACGCCTAACATCACCACCCCTTCCAGCGATTCCCCGTCGATAGTTTCACCATCTTCCGTAATGATGCCGCCCTTAAAGTACCTCCCGACCATGGGGTAACCGTCCACCTGCCAGACAACCTTTTTACCCGGCAATGGCTTTAATGACCGGTCAACCAGAACAAAGCCACGCGGCGTTTCAATCCGCATGGTGTCAGACGGATGGTGGATCATCAGGTTATTCAAATCTATGCGGCTCTCTACGAAGTCTGCCGCTGGTGAAGGAAATCCCATATCAGTAATCTCCGTAGTGATAGAAACGCTGCCATAGTCGGTTTTCACCTTCTTCTGGCGACTGATCGCGAAACGTCATCACGTTCTGAGCTATCCACTCGTTGGCCTGCTTATGGCTGAATTCCCAGTTACGTTTTGCCAGTTCGGCCACAAAGTCAGATGTAGAAACGGTGACGCCATACTTTGGCGAACGCTTAATCGCCTCAAAAAAAGATACCCGGATATCGCCGTAGCGAGGCATGATCACTCCCTCAAAAATACTGTATATAAAAACAGTATTATCATTTAAGAAAAATGTTCAAGCCGCTGCGGCTATGAGATTTGTAAAGGTGCTGGCGGGAAAGGGATTTTATTTTGGAGGGTGCAGGGTGAGTGACTAAGCTTTAATCACCCACCCCGTAAACCTGCTTAGACAGGAGCGGCTGAGTCATTGCCCGGTCGCCGGGCTTTTTTATGCTGGTTTCTGAGGCCAGGTAATATTTGGCGCTTTGGATGTGTCTACCTCATTCACGGCGTCCAGATAATCCAGCCACTTGTTATAGGCCGTCAGGTCATCCCCTTTCAGACGTCCGAGCGCAGCCTTGCCCGGCCACTGACGCGTGTTCATGAAGTCATTGGCCTGAGAGATTTTTACCAGTTTGTCATTTGCAGCCTGGGCCAGAATTTCTTCCTGCGTGGGCGCAGGCTTATCCACCCAGCAGGGCATCCCCTCACCCGTTGAACCGAGAATTTTCCCCTCGGGCGGCACGGATATAAATTCGTGCCAGGCATCATCCGTCACCTCTACCGCGTCCTGTGGCCAGCCGACGCCCTTTTCATAGTCCGGCTTCATGTCTTCCGGGCAGAACGCCATGCGGCTTGCGCTAAAAAACATATTCCCCATATCAGTATCCTATTGCCAGAAAGTGAAAAGTAATCGCGCCGGATCCAGCCGAGGCCGCGCTCACAGAGTTGCCGCTGATCTGGATACCCTGCGGTTTATAGGTGAACTGGCTCGTATTCGACGAACTCACGTCAGCGCCGCTGATGCCAATCCCGTTCGCATCATTGGCAACGTTGTGCGTCAGCACGACATGCAACGCGGCGTTAGGAAACTGTATCGGATAGGCTTTTGTACTCAGCGTGCCGATTGTGGCCGGTGCGCTGCCCCACTGAATAATCAGTCCGGATGGCAGTTTCTGGTATCCGTTAACGCCAAAGTTGCTGTCGAAAAACGACATATCCGGTAGCTGGCCGCTGCCGTTGCCCGCGTTTTTGTTCGCCGCCGAGCCGATGCCCAGATAGCTGAACAGCTCTGTTGTACTCTTTTTACCTATGATGTCCCGCGCAAAGGCAGTAAATGCAGTCAGAGCAGCTTTGTTCGGTCCAAAAAAATAAGTCAGCGTGTCAGTGTCGGATTGTAAACCGGATAAAGCGATTAGATTCTGGTTGAGCGGCTGATAAAGCTGCCCCAGTCCGAGATAAGTAATAACGTCGCCGATACTGCTTTTCCCCACGATATCCCGTCCGGTCTGCGTGAAATCCGTCATTGCAGCAGCGTTCTTCCCGATGAAATAGGGGAGTTTGTTAGCATCCGACTGCAGGCCCGACAGCGAATTCAGGTTCGCGTTGACGATCTGAAAATCCTTTTGCAGCGCATTAATAAAAAGCTGAACAAATCCACCAATATCACCATTGTCCAGTACGTCAGAGCCGGTTTTACTCGCGATATTCTGCGCAATTGCCGCCGCCACGAAAGACGCCTGGCGGATTGCCTTGTTGATCTGCGCGGATGATGCCTTTCCTGACTGAAACCCGGTGGCCAGCGCAGCCAGGTTTTCATAATCAGCCTGAGCCGTGACGTTTGCGTTTGCCCCGGTCGCAAATGGTTTAAAATTGTTTGCTGCCATCAGAGTTGTTTCTCCCATGAACCACTGTCGAAGCCCGATATAAACTGGTTGTCCATATCGAACCCAAAAAACGTACTTCCCTCAGACGGCGTTATTACTGAGGGGATTTGAATGCTGCCCGCATAAACGCCCGCCGCTTTTACTGTCAGATAGCCCTGACGTATGGCCGCGATAAGTTCCCTCGACACTAGGCTGATATCTTTTTCAGGAAACACCCATAGCCCGACCGTCATGTCCTGACCGTCAACGATCTGCATTGTCAGGCCGGAACCGGCCAGCGCGTTATCCAGAATTCCTTTTAACGAACCGTTGGTGCCGTCCCAGTTGTTAATGGCGATTTTGGCCTTGAGGATAATCCGGTAGGTTTCATCACTGAGGCGGGTATAACCGCTGTCCGGGTCATACGGTCCCTGCCATACACCCTGATCCCATCCCAGGCCATCCGTATCAAAGGAGAAGTAAACGCCCGATATAGGCACCGCCACCGTGCGGCTCCGGCCAATCCATTCCCCTAGGATGTCCAGTTGCGCACCCGCGGCCTGATCGATATCGAAAGCCATCAGCAGCCCGTCCATGGTAGAGGCTGTATCTGTCAGGGGGCGTGTGGACAAATCGACATGCTGTGTGAAAAGTGGCTTTGTCCGGTGATAATTGGTTATCAGGTCGGTGTATCTGCTCATGACGCCACCGTGACAGTGATGTTATCCACTGAACAGGTCACGGCCTCGTTAAACGCCGTCACGATATTGGCTGGTGCCACCGTTGCCGCCGAACGCCCGATCTGCAGGCTGTTGATGTCGTAATACCGGCTTTCCCCTCCGCTCACCACGCCCAGATTTGCCGGGGAATAAACGCGGCTCAGCAGCAGGTCATCGCCGATATCCAGCGAATTAACGTAATCCGCAATCGCTTTTTTGATGTCATTGCCGACCTGCGTCGTGTAGCCCTGAAACACCTTTAGCGTGATGGCCACAAAAACGGGTACCGGTGATGATCTTGAAAAACTGATGGTGTGGGGGTTTTGCCACGCGTCAGGCACAGTAACGGAGGTGCTGCCAAACGTGGCGACGCCCTGCCCCTTTTTGCTCTGAATCACCTGAGCAATGGCGTTCACGTCTCCACCGTCAACAATTGCCGCTACAGAGTGCGCAGGCAGTCCGTTTGCGTCCTGACTACCGGTGTCGTTTTCATACAATTTGTGACGCGTCACGCCGGTGACATTTGCGATCGCCCCGTCCAGCGCCGCAAAAGGCGTCAGGGACGGAAGCGCAACGCTCTGCCGCTGGCGGATGCGTAGCTCTGAGTCCGTTTCTGCTGCACTGCCCACTGTCGCTGCTGACGCATTGGTTACGCTCAGCCAGCCGCGCGTGGGCGTGTTAATTTTACTGACCGAGCCCGCCACAGCAGCGACAGCGCCCGACACCGCACAGGTGGAAGTGGCGATCGCGGTACCGCCCGGGCCGATGGTCACACTTGCAGGCAGGTTCCAGATAATGCCGTTGGCGTCCTTAACCGAACCGTTGGTAATCGTGGTACCCGCCGCACCGGCCAGCGTCAGGTCAGCGGTTGAATTAGTGGCCGCACGGCGAGTGATACCGTTGATTTTAACGTTGCGTGAAAGCGCGTCCGTCATACCTGTTGACGGCGAAAACGAGTTGTAAACCGCAATGGCGGTGTTGTTGGCATCATGAATGGCCAGCGCCACCAGCGCCAACATCTGACCGTCTTTACTGTCTGGATCCAGATAGGCGTCGGTACCATAAATCTGCTGAAAGTAGCCGGTAATGGTGGTGAGGATTGTCTGATAAGCAGGCGCACTGATGCCCTGGGCGGTTACCGTTGCCGATAGCCCCAGCGTGTCTAGGTTGAGAGCCATTAAGCCTCGCTTGTAACGGTGGTCGTCCCGTAAATGGTGTCAATCGTCGCGGTGAAGATTACCCGGCGACTGGTGGTGTCAAGGTTGGTATCGAAAGAGATGAGGGATTTAACGCCCTGTGTCTCAAGGATGCGCTGGCGTATGGCGAGGCTGTACGTTTCCGGCTTTTGCTTACCGAGCACCGACTGTATCCATGGCGTTCCGGCCGTAGTATCAAGAAACCACTGACCGTACCAGAGCAGAAACCGCGTTTTCACTGCCTGCGCCACCGCGTCGGGTGAGTTAATCAGCCAGGTATCATCGCCACGGCCAAACGTATAATCGCCATCGTCGTCTTCGCGTCGGTATCTCATTGCGGGCCGCCCGTCTGACTATTGCCCGGCTGCACGCCAGAGTGAACATGTCCTGTCTGGCTGATGCCTTTCGCCACCTGATCGCCGGTTGATGTCACGGTACCGTTGACCTGAACGTTGCCGTTCACTGTAAGCAGTGGCGTGGTGATGTTCACGTTTCCAGCCTGCATCAGTTCTATAAAGCTGTTGCCATCATCGGTGCGAACCTGCACGGACGTGGTGCTGATGCCGGATATCTTCTGCGCCTGAGACTGTGGGCCAACGAAGGCAAACGCATCGGATAAATCATGCTGACGCGGATCGACAGGCTCCTGAACGCCTCCGTTCTGCCACCAGAAATCGATACAGCGATCGGAAAACACCACCAGGCATTCGTCTCCGGCTTTAACCGGAAACGTGATTGTGCAGCCACCGCCGCGCGGAAAAATAACCGGCACGTCAGTAAGCAGCGGATAATCATGCGTGGTCTGGTTGCCGTTATTATCCTGCTCTATATAGCGAATGGACGGCTGAACAACCGCTGTGACTGTATCGGGATCAAATGACTGTACGATTCCAGGTAATGCCACACGCAGTTGATTATTGATCACGCTGCGCTCAGTTTTCAGAACCTCTGATAGCTCACCGCTTCGTGCCTGACTGGATACGGTCATTTACTTTGCTCCGGGCATAAAAAAACCCGCCGAAGCGGGTACTGTTTGAATATCAGGATTAAATAAAAATATTATTGATGCTAAACCTTTTTTATCGACTCTCTTAAATCAGTATTTTCAAAGGTGATTGTAGCGTGTCGATGAAAAACCAGAGCGCATATGGTACCAGACAGTGACCATATCGCCCGCATACGCTTACGGAAGGAGCCACCAAAAGTTATGACTAAATCAGTTTTCACGGTTCACCTCTCTAAGACTGCTGGCAATGATATGAAGCCATTCATAGAGAAAATTATCCCTCAAGATGACAGAAAAATGCGGATCAAAGCTATGGTTTTTGATTCTGCATCAGGTGGTGGAAATAATGTAGTCGGTTACATATTTGAATTTATTCAAAATAAGGATGTTTGCTATACATTTGCAGCAATTGTTATCGCGTGGATACGTTCAAAGCACGGTAAATCGGTGATTATACGAAAAGGCGATACCACGATTGAAGCAAAAGGGCTTACGGAAAAGCAACTCGCTGAAATTCTGCAGGCTCAAGATACAACCATTCATATCGACAGTGAAAAATAAAAAAACCCGCTTCGGCGGGTTTTTAATCAGCCACTTTCACGCACGGGAACGAGCCGATCACGCGCGGTGCGTCCATGCTGGCTTGCAGCAGCTGGACATTTAGAAAGCGTGAGTCGCTACCATCAGGATGGACATACTCAAATCCGTAATTATTGCCGTCACGCGCTGGCATTAGCCCCATTTGGACTCTCAGCCCAGCTTTACCCAAGTCAGTTATTTTCTGAGAGGTTACATACTCGCCATTAATTTTAAACATCGAGTTAGGGATCAGATCCAGCTTATAACCAGCGCATCTTAATGTTAATCCACCATTATTTGAGGCGGATGTAACACCCGACATGAGACAAAACCCCAAGATGATCCAATTTTTCATTTTTAGCCTTTCTGCTGTAAAGACGCTGCTGACCGCAAATCTTGAGCTCCGCGCGCTTCACACATTAAGTCCATGTACCACGCCTGACCTCTGGTATCGCCAGTGTACATAATAGCGACAACTTTATAAACGCCATCCGTTGCGATACTGGCGGTCATGGTCTGGGATTTTGGCAAATCGACATTTGTGTTGCCGTTGATGTCTTTGTCAAAAAAACGCCCCGGCGACATACTCACGTCACCACCTGGCAGCGCAGCACGGTTGATCACCACATCGCCCTGATTCAGCCTTATCAGGCCATTAACCCGGATGTTAGGATTTATGAGGCTGCGCACGTTAATGCCGTTGCCGATAGTCTGCTGCGGCATACCGATAAGGCCGGTATCGCTGTTCAGCTCAATGGCCTCATGCACCACTTCATTATCGCCCACCATTTCCATTTTGCCGTCAACGAACATCCAGGTTGCAGTACACTGCTGCGCCACGTTGTCCATCAGGTCGCGCGTCATGCCAAACAGCACGCGGCCACGCGGGAAAACAGTGGGCGGCATTGCGGGTAAGTTGCCCTGCTCCGCGCCTTTGGCCGCAAAATCTTTCATCAGCGCTTTCTGTACATCCGCCGTGGTGTACCCCGCCGCCAGCGTCATGCTGGTGATGCTGGTTGAATAGGCCTGGTGCGCGTCCACCGCCTGAATGAGCACAAACGAATCAACGGGGTTTTCTTTGCCCGTCAGCGAATAGCGGATTTCGCCGTCGAAGATAACGCCATAATTGCGGCCGCCCTGCTGGCCCACCTTTCCCGCATCAACGGCCCGCGCAACGCCAATCTGATCTGCGCTGACATCCGGCGCAATGCCGTCATAACCGGCAATCGCACGGACGCGGGAGAATTCCTCTCCCATGATGCGCTGCACGGTATCCGGCGCAAGGTTATAAATGCGGAATGTTCCGACGCGCGTCTGGCTGCTGAGGTTGAACCAGTCGATATTAAACGTCACCTTGAAGTCGCCCAGGTCAATACCCTTGCCGTCCTTGTCCACCACCTGCAGTTCAAAATGACGCATCCAGTTCTGTGACATGCTTACTCCGTAATGATGTAAAGGTGACTGCGTGTACCGAGATCGGTTTCTGTCGGGTAGTCCTGACCAGGCACGTCACAGACCACCAGCAGCGAAAATCCCAGTCCGAGGTGATTAAACTGTTCCATCAGGTCAGCACCAGTAACCAGCGGTATGCCTGATATAATGCCCGCACCGGTACTGTCTGAAATATCCAGCACCCAGCAGATGTCGCGCCAGAGAATGCGGAACTGGTATGTGGCACCCTTAACGCTGTAGCTGTACTGCTGATTGTCAGAGGTTAACCCTATTTCATTCATCGCCATTACTGGATACCTATTGCATTGCCAATGGTCGTGCCTTTCGTCCAGTCAAGCGCACCAGATGACTTGAGGATCGACACGTTAACGGGCTGGGGCGATTTAGCGCCGGTGTTGATGACCGCCGATGTGGATACGCCATTTTTCATGTTTGATTTGTCCGCCACCTGAATACTCTGCGTGCTGGTGATGATGATTTCGCGCAGGGTAAGCGTGGCAGACAGCACGTTTTCGGTAAAACGGTCGGTGGTGACTTCCAGATTCTGCAACAGCATATTGCTGTACAGCCGCTTGCCGGTTACCACGTCAAACGGCATCCGGTCAGACTGCAGCTTAAGCAGCTGTTCGTACACTTCACGCGGGCTGATCCCGAGCAACGATGTGGCCGTCAGGTTACTGGCAAAGTCCAGCAACGAACCACCACCGGCGAAACCCACCTGCATCACCACCTCAGACGGTCGCTTGTATGCGTGGTCAGAAACGGACGCGCCCACCTCAACAGGGTGCTCGGTTATCTCCAGGCGATCGCTGTGTTTTTCAGACACCACGACGCTGGGAACGATAATGCCGATTTTGCGCGACTGGAGCCGGAACAGCGTAGAAAGGATATCCATCAGCCAGCCCCCACTTTATTTTTACCAATATTTATCGCTTTCTCATTCACTGATCGGCCTACCTGATCGCCAATCTCGCGAGCGTTGCCGCCATAAATGTTGTAGGTGTTCTGCTGATTAACGGTGTGGCCACCACCCGGCATATTGCTGAGCACGCGGGGAACGTAGTTGCGCGTTTCCTGCGGCATCAGTGCCATGCCATACTTCTGGACGTTGCCCAGGCCCCAGTTATACGAGGCCAGCGTTTTGGTCAGGTCACCACTGTTGGCTTTCAGCAACTGAGAAAGGTATTTAGCCGCGGCCTGTGCTGATTTGATCGGATCGAACGCTTCACCTCGGCCCAGCCCCATATCGCGACCGGTACCGGGCATCAGCTGAAAAAGCCCCTGCGCACCGGCACCGGAAACGGCGTTGGGATTACCGGACGATTCGGCTATTGCCACGCTGCGCAGCAAACCTTCCGGCAGCCGGTAAAGCTGTTCCAGCCTTTGCATCGCCGGTTGCATCCAGCCCAGCAGCGCGGCGCCGTCTTTTGTCGGCTGCGGACGTTTGCCGTCCCCAAACCAGCCGTTAACGGTCTGGCCGATGCTGCGCGGATCAAAGCCGGTTTTGTCTTTAAACCAGTCGGCGGCGCTGTTGGCACTCGACGAAACGACAGGCATCGCATCGGGATTTTCTTTACCCTGGTGCAGTATCTGACTGCCAATGCGGGCGGCATCAGACCAGCGGCCCTCGTTAATGGCGCTGAGCAGGTCGCCGATCATCGACAGCATTTTACCGAACTCGCCAAACTGCTTTGTCAGGCTGGCAATGTCACTTTTCAGCGTCCAGTTTTTAAGGTCGATGTTGAGCAGGCGCGCAACCTGATCGCCCGCGTCCCTGAGCGACGATTTCAGCTCTTTGATGGCTTTCAGGGCAGCATCAACATCCGGCTGCCACTTTTTCCAGTCGATCAGGCTTTTGCCGCCTTCCTTCCACACCCTGTAATCGTCATAAAGCGCGAAGATTGCCAGGCCTAACGCGGTGACGATCCCCACCGGCGACATCAGAAATGCAGAATTCAGCACGCGCCAGGCAACCACCAGCCCGCCGAAAATTTCGATAAGCTGGCGCGTGCTCTTGTCCAGCGTGTTCCACCAGTCGCGGATGTCGCCCGCCGCCTCGATGAGCCGGAAAACCACTTTTCCTATGGTGTCAGCCAGCCAGAGAATGAGTTTTATCCCGCCCGTCAGCGCCGCTTCGATTTTGGGAAAATTATCGATGACCTGTTTACGCAGGCTGTCGATGGAGCCCGCCAGACCGCTTGCAAGGTTTGATCCGATTTTGTCCCGCGCCATGCCCGCCATTTCACCGAACGACCGCAGAGAGGTCATGAAACGGTTAGAGCTCACGGCGGCCGTATCGGCGTTATAGCCAATGGCCTTTGCCATCTGCGTATACTGCGCGGAGAACTGGCCCACGCCACGGCGCATTGCCATCAGCGTGTTTTCATCAATGCCCAGCATCTGTGCGTACTGGTTGGCGCGGTAATACGGCATATTGCGCAGCTTATCGCCGACGCCCGTAAAAATGCTGGCCATGTCGCGCATGTTGCCGCTGGCGTCACGCGTCTGCACGCCCAGGCGGTTGAGAAAGCCCTCCGCGCCCGGGTTGTTGCGCATGAAGTGGGCGAGGCTTTCCAGCGATGACCGCGCCCCGTCAACGGTACCGCCCAGCTGCGACACGGCAAAACCAATCTGCTGAATGCCCGCCACCGTTGCCCCGGTGCGCTGCGACATCCAGTAGAGGTTGTCCAGCCCGCTGGCGATTTTGGCCGTAAACGCCACCACCGACAGCGCCGCCGCCTCGACCGCTGCGCCCAGCTTTACCGCCTGCAGCGTTGTAGCCGCTATCGTGGCGTCAAACTTCTTCGCGCCGGACTCGTCCACCTGAAAACCCAGGGAGATTAAAAAATCCTTGATAACATCAGCGTTCATTCGCGGCTCTCCATCGGGCTATGCGGGCTTCGTTGTCTTCTTCGAGCCCGAGATAATCAGCACCCTCGGCAATACGGCACAAATCAACGGCGCCCGATTCAAGATCTTTGAAGTCGATCCGGAAAGCCTTTGCCACCTTCCAGATCATGTCGGTACCGTCAGGCAGCGTGTCAAGCGTCAGCCCTGTGGCTGCTGGCCCTCCGTCCCTTTCTCTGGGGGTGCGGGCAAAAAATTTCCCAGGCTGTCGCCCACCACGCGACCAACGATCTGCAGCATGCTGAACAGGTCAATGTCATCGAACGCCAGATCGTTGCCCTGCATTACCGGCACCCAGCGGTCTTTGCCGTGCGCACGCTGTACCACTGCCAGGCACGGAAAGATGATCGCGTTGGTGTCTTCTTCACTGAGCCCCGCCACCGCATCGGCAATCTTTGGCAGCACCGTTTCGATGGTGCTGTTGACGTTGCCGCCCTGTGACGATTCGCGCAGCGCCTGAAAATCTCCCAGCATACCGGCCAGCACCGGCAGCAACTTGCGGGACACTTTAAGCTGGTCGAACACGCTCAGCTTGTGAGCGCTGTAGCGGATGCCTTTAATTTCAAACTGCATGATCAGAACTCCCCTAAGATTTCGTCGATTTTGCCCGCATCAAACACCCAGGAGACGTTGCCGGCAACTTTCGGGTTGTTCCAGTCTGGCTGTTTCTGAAACGCGCAGGCGCGCGCGGTCACGATGTCACCGGACGACTTGTTGCGCAGCACGATCACGTTATTGCCCCACAGCGCAGACGAAACCGACTGCGCGTTGTACATCAGGGAAAGTTTCTTGTTCACGGGTGACGTTTTCTGCAGGTTGACGGTGACGGTCCCGGCTTTGCCTGCATGCAGGCTGTGCATCACCTCACCGTCAGCGCCGATCGTCATGGTGTTTTTGGCCTCCGACATGGTGACCACGATCCCCTCGTCAGAGTTTGCGGAACCGTAACCCAGATCGATAACGCCGGTCGGCCCCGTCAGCGAGGCCGTGATATCCATAAAACTGTATGCACCACTCATTGATTATTTTCCTCAGCGCATGACGTTAATCTGAACGCTGGCGTAATGGATTGCTCCCGCCAGCTTACAGGCCACCTGAACCGGTACCGACTTACGCGCTTCGCGGTCAGCCTGTGCCTGAGACGAAATCGCGGCCATGTAGACGTAATACCCTTTGGTCAGGGTATCGCCCGGGGAAAGCTGACCAATCTGGCCACCGTTCCAGACGCCGGGGGCGATCAGACCGTTATCAACCGCCTGGTCCATTGAGGCTTCGACGTTCGCCATGATGCGCGTGTTGCCCGCATCGGTCTGGGGAACCTTTGTTCCGCTGGTGTACAGCAGATTAAAGAGGTTGGTCTGCACGTAATTCTGCAGCCAGTCGAGGCCGTGGCGCTCATCAAAGAAATCACCGTTACCCATGACACCCTGCTGCAGAATGGCCGTGTCGTTGGCGTAGTACACGTAAACGTTGCAGT